ACACCGGGGAAAACCATCAGCCCACACTGCGGAAAAACACTGCCGAACCTGTCGAACAAACATTGAAGCAAAACAATGGAACGCATCAAGCTGAACATCATCCCACTGCGTGTTGCCGTGATGCGCGTTAATCAGCGACAACAACGCCGCCGCCTCACCCTTGCTGAGCATTGAAACCTCCCTGCGAGTATCGGGCCCGCTCCTCCTCGGTCATGTACTGCCAGGTCTTCGCCATGTTCGCTTCGAGATTCTGCTGGCTGCGTGACTTGACCGGCTGTTGCCGTGGACTCGGTGTCTCCGGTTTGGGTTTCTCCCAGTTGCGTGCGTACAGTTCCCCGCCGATGAACCGGCTGAACGTCTTCACGAACCGTTCCTCGGTGGCCCCGACATACGCTCGGGTTTTGGCTTCAAGAAACTCACGCGGGTCAGCCTCGCCAGCGGCTTTCACGATCTTGGGCCATTCGATTTCCAACTGCATTCGAGCCTGAGATGTCTTCCCATCGAACCTGTTCGTCGGGTAAATACGCTCAAGTCCGTCGAGCAGTCCAGCGAAGTCAGGCTTTGAGGGGGTAGGGGGAGTTGAATTATCTTTAGATAATTCATTCTGGTGTTCTGGTGTTCTGGTGTTCTGGTGTTTGTCCCGATTCAGATGACTTTCAGACGGCTGAATCGCATCTGAATCGGAGGTTTTCACCTCGTTCTTATTTTTTTGGTAATTTTCAGCATTGCTTTCGCGCTTCTTTTGTACCTGTTCGCGACTGCGATTGTGTATAAGATAATCGTGAATGTAGTACCCGTTGTTCCCGTCCGGTTCGATCATGCCGACATTGCATAGTGCTTCAAGTTCTGAATCGGTGATATCCAGCACGTAAAGCGCATCATCTTCACTGATATGACCGTCTGAAAGATTATCTCCGCAGAAGGTAAGCATCATCGTGAACGCGCCTATCGCGCTCGGGCATGTGTGCCTGAGTTTTCGCACCTTGCGATTCATGTAGAAGCCGTTGACAAGCTGGATGTATCCTTTGCGGGCCATCGTTATACCACCTTCCTGAAATCTAAGCCCACCAGACTCATTCCATCTCCTCAATCATGGTTTCGAGGGCAGCGACCGCGTTCTCACTGCGGTTCTCGGCTACTGCCTTCCAGAATTTCGTATGATCCAGGTCATTTCCTGTCCCTTTCCCAAATATTCTCAACCATCCCGCACCACTTATCCCATGCTTCCTCTCTCGTATCGGCATAAGGGGCTTCCAAGTGGGTGCAGAAAAACATGTAGCGGCCTCTCCATTCGAATATGAGCGGGACACATCCGTAGAGGGGGCAGCAGTGCCGAATCTTCGATGCTAGATTGAACATGTTCGTCTCCTTAAATCTCGTATGAAGTTGTGGCGGCTTCGCCAGTCCGAGGGCGTGCCGCTCGTCGCCGTGAGCAGCACGCCGTCATCGAATATCTTCCAGTGGCCGCTGCCGGCGCGTACCACCGTGTAGCCGTGCGAGGCTATCCAATGCATGAGTTTGCGGTCATCTCCACGCGCGGTCATGCTTTGAGCCTCATCTTCAACGCGAGACCATTCTCATGCACGCCACCGTTGTCGAAGCCCATGAAACCGTTGAACAGTTCGTATTCGAGCAGGGCGGTGTCCACGCGGAACTCGTCATACCGATGATTTTTGATGCGGTCCATGACAAGCCTCATCGATGCGGCCGTATCCCTGCGGTCGGCCTGTATCGGAATGAGATACGGCCAAAGATTCCATTCGCCCGGATGATCGTTCAGCCAATGGGCGAAATCAACGAGTTTCCTATCTTCCATCATGTTCTCCTTGCCTTTTCGATGAATTCGCGCAGATACGGGTCATCGATGTCGATGGGGTGGCCGGCGAAAACCATGCCGCCCTCTTGGATGGGCAATGGGGGAGTGCGTTTGGTTTTATGCTCCCTTGCCTATTTCGCGCTTCCGGCTCTATACCGGTCTTGCCGTCCAAGTCGGTTGACGGGCGAACATGATAGGCGGCGAAGAACGGGCCGAGATTGTACGTGTAGTTGAAGTAGCAGCCATAGTCATAGTCAGGGTCGTACCCGTAATCCCAGAAGTTCTCGGGAATATCCCGGCGTGCCACATACAGGGCGTAGCTCATTCTTCGTCTCCTTCGATGATTCCATGTCCTGCTATCAATGCGAGGGTCTTTAAGTCGGTGAGCACGGGCTGGTTGTCCATGCTTGACAACGTGTTCAAGCCGAGACCCTTCTGTTTGAACACGACGAACCAGTAAGGTGCGTCAGCGTTACCCGCCTCGGTACGGCCCTCCTGCATCCACTCCTTGAGTCTCCCCGTATAGGTGCTGTAGTTTTTACACTCCAATACGACCGGCTGGCCGTGGATACGCAGACCGGTGATATCGCCCTGGTCTTTCGTCCCATGCAACACTTCACGGTGTATCGTCTGCTCGCTGTCACCCAACCGGGCGCGCAAATAGTTGACCACCTTGGATTCAAGCAGTGTGCCTTTGGCTTTCTGTCGGCTCATTCGTCCATCCACCATTCAGTCGGGTCATCGTGAAACTGGCAGTCCACGCAGTCCCCGAATACGTTCAAGATTCCTCCGCAGTACGGGCAATGCTCATACTGGACGGGCAGATAACTCGGTCTCATAATCAGAACTCCGGGTTGTCTCGTAGTCGTTTTTGCACGTCCCCGCGCATCTGCTCGATCACATCGACCCGAAGTCCGGTAGCCAAGCGAATCTCCTCTGCCGGACGGTTCGAGTCTTCAATGAGCATCTGCCATGCTCTACTTGCCGCTTTGCTCAACATGAGCCCCCTTCTCCAAATTAGAGCTGATACGCACCCGATAGTCGGTGATGCTCCAAGTCAGATGGTTCAACTGCCAGACGGTGAGTCCAAGAAAAACCAGCAGACAAAACGCTTGAACAATGGCCATCATCGTATTCTTTGACGTGATGCCCACCGCGAGGGAGAACGAGCAAAACATGTCCCACCCCAAATACCAGTACACGGACCATAATCCGGGTTTGCTGCCGTCACGTCGTTCGTAAACCGTGACCATATCCTTGTCACTCATTTCGATTCCTTCTTCTGCTCCTGTTCACGCCACCCCATACGCCTTGCAATGGGTAGCCGCTGATTCTGTCGTGTTGCGCCGCGTACCGTGCGCATTCGCATATCGCCGGACATTGGGCGCAGGCCTTGAGCGCCAATCGTTCCTCGCTGGACATGGTTGGGAAGAACAGGTCAGGGTCCATGTCACGGCACGCGGCCTTGTCACGCCAGCCGCTCAATTCAATTCCTTCTTCGCGTTTTGAGACTACTTACGCTCATGATTCCTCCTTGAGCGTGGCGACATATTCGATGGCCTTGCGTTCACGTTTCGCGTACCTCTCGCACTTGCGTTTGAGACGTTTGAGGCTCATGGCGTACAGGAAGTCTCTGAAGTTGCCGTCCTCGTAGATTTTGGCTCGATAACGGCCGCAGGTGCCTTCCGCGCCGATATGCGCAACCAAATGGTCTGTAAGCTGAATCTCGTTCATGCGTTCTCCTTTCGATATGGGTTTGGCGTGTATTCGGGCGATTCCTCGCCGGGCATGGGATTCATGTTCTTGACGGCTTGGATATACCCTTCTTCCCATGCTTTTTCGGCTATCTGCCGGTCACGCTCCTTGAGCCATGCTTGATAGGCGGCTCGGCCTTCCTCGATGGTTGACTGGCCTGTACCGAAGCAACTCAATTCGACGGCGGATTGGACCAAATCGTCATACACTCGTGGTTTCATTCCTCCGCCTCGGTTTCCTCGCCGTACTCGACGTAGAGTTGGTCTGCCGCATCCTTGGTCGTGTAGAGGCATTTCGCGGGAGCGTGTTCGTAGTCATAGATGGCGGCTGCGACGACCTCTCGAAACTCCTCGCGGGTGAATATCTTCGCCTTATAGCTCATCGTCTGCCTCCGTAAAATCGTTGAACGATGGGCTGGAACAGCTCATATCCCTTCTGGGCCCACATCTCCAGTGTTTTGAAGATCACAAGAATCGACAGTGAGTCGAGCCCGTCGTCAACCAGTTTGGGAATGTTGTTGTACTCTGCGTCCAGTTCCGTATGCCCGTTCCGGCCGCTGGTGAACGTGAATCCCAGCATGTCCACGGGCGTTCCGGTTTCCTCCGGCGTGATGGTCAACCGAACCTTGAACTTCCTGCCCAACGGCATCGCCTTGTCACTCATCGTCCGCCTCCTTGATTGCCTGTTGCAGTGCCTGCATGATTTGTTTCGCCTCGTCCACGCTCAGATAAGCGCTTGCAGATTGGCCAACGGTCTTGTGCTCCGGGCGGGAGTCGTCCCGGTCGAGGTGAAACGTCACCAAGCTGGAAGAGCCACGCCGATGATTGGCGATCTCTACCCGATAAACCATGTATTCGTCATCGTCAATCGGGATAGTGAGCCTCGTGCCGGCATAGTGGATGCTGCCAAAGGTCAAGTCGAACGATTCCGTCTCAATGCTCAAGGTCCATCTCCTTTTGTCCGGGATTGTGCAGATCGAAATGCTTGCAGCCGGTACGGTTCACTCCGTCAGCCGTTACCACGGCCCACAATGCGGCCGACAAGCCCGCGATATACCCGTCATTCCAAGCACCCTGCACGCCATGCTTGGAGTGCATCACAATGCGGTCGTGAATGGTCTTCTGCACGTCAAACGGTTCATTCATCGTCCGTCTCCCATTTCCTTCTCCTCGTTCGCGATCGATTGGAGGATGGCCGCCAGGTCACCGAGCTCGTTCCAGCTCAACCGGATGCGGCGGATGCTGCCGCCGTCATGGATGGCCAGCACCCATGAGCGGGTGCCGTTTCGGCCGTCTCCGGGAATCCAGCTCAGGGTCACATGCCCGCAGGAGGCACCTGTGACCATGCCGCACCGTCGTTCGATCTCCACGTCCGTCGCCTTCATCGTCTGCCTCCCAGACTCTCGCGAATCCGCTCCACATCAGCATTCATCGTCTGCCTCCGTGACTTCCTCGCCGACTGGTAGGGTGCGATAGATTTTTGTGATTCGCCACGTGCCCGGCGTCTCGTGGATATGCTTCACAGCGGCCTCATAGGAATTGAAAGTGACGGTCGGATACAGCATCTCGATAGCCGAATCGACCAGATATTCTTCCTTGGTCTCCAACTTCATCGTCCGTCTTCCTGACTCATGTAGGTCAACGTGAAGCATTTATCACCGTTGCATATGCGGTTCCAAGCGGCGATATTGTATTGCAACTGATACGGGGCGGGCTTCCGTGAACAACCTCCCTCGAAGCCGAGCCCGCAGACAGTGCAGCGGAACATCACGATAAAGAACGTGTATTCAGGCAACCCCTGCACGCCGTCCCGCTCCCATTTCGCCTTGACCTTGCCCCCACAACGAGGACACGGGCTAATCCTGTGAAACCTCACCAGACTCACCTCCCTCAAGAGGCGCGTTCAAATCCACCTGTTCGATACGCGCACGCTCCTGTAAGATATTCGCGTATGTCCCCATCGCGTACAATTGGCTTTCAAGGAGCTGGAAAGAACACGCGGGCGTGAAGTCCAACGTGCCCTCCGCGTAGCCCTCAAGCATGTGCGCCAGCTTGCCGATACGCTCCTGCAATTCTCGATGTTCGCGGATCATCCGCTGCTTGTAATCACTCATTCTTCTGTTGCCTCCTTCGGCTTGGTGTCATAGCTGATGTCGATGATGCGAGTCACGTAGAACTCTCGTTCGCAGTCCTCGCACTCCTCCTCGAAGTATTCGTCATTGCCGCCGCATTCATACGAATCTTCGTATCGGTGCCCGCAGTAAGGGCATACGATTTCGTCGGTATCATCGAACTCGGTCGGCTCACCCGAATCGATGAGACGCTTCTTCGGAACGCAATCACGGCAATACGTCTTACCGTCAATGGTTTCGCTCCAACGTTTGGTCATGAGGTAGCCGCACATATCGCAGTGGATAAGATTGTTCATTCTTCCGTTGCCTTCATCGGGTAATTGATGTCCACAAGCAACTGTGTGTAATAGCTGAGCGCCTTCACGAGTTTGAACGGCTTCTGCGTCTCCGGGACTCTGAACGGTGGCTCGTACTCCCACCATTCGCTGCCGTCGTATTCCTCGCGGCGCAGGAACCCGCCATCCGTGAACACCACGACCAGATCGGCGGCTATCTCCTGAGAGCCGTAGCCGTCGTCGTAATCGATGTCAAGCACCGGTTCGGCCTGACTCCACGGAATTCCCAGCTCCCCGTCGCGGGAGCCGACGAATCGAACGTCATCGGTCGAATGCCCGCTTCGTGATATCGCATCCTTGGTTTCACCTAAAAGATTCATTCTTCCGCTGCCTTTCCTTGCATTGCCTTGACTGCGAGTCGCATGGCGTCGTAGTATTCGGCCCTCAACGCGCAGTCAGAATCCCATTGAGGGTAAGAGTCGGGCTTCAACGCCTCGTAGAACGCTTTCGCTCCGGCTACGATTTCCTCGTTCGTGGGCCGGCGCGTGGCTCCGGCGATAAAACCGGCCTCGTATTCCTTGCCCTTGGTCGTGCCACGTATTTCCTCGAGGGATAGACGGACAACTCGTTGGAGGACAGCCCACTTCGCCTCACTGCTGATGATGCTCACAGTCGACCTCGTTCCTGATTGCGAACAAGGCAATCATCCATAGACTGAGCAAGTTCCTCGTCGGTGATGTCGAACGCGGTGATCAGGTTGCCGACCGTCTGCAACACGTCGGCGAGCTCGCCGAGCATGGCTTGGCGGCGCTGGTCGCGCACGTAACCTATCCATCCGGCTTTCGCCTTGTCCCGGTCATCGCCGAGCTCGCCGCCCACGTTCACCCCGAAGCAGGCGAGGCAGTTCGCATGGTCATCGAACTCCCGGCCAATGCCGCTCGGGTCTGTCGGGTCGTTGGCTTTCAGGTATTGTTTCCCGGCCTCCACCATCTCCGCCGCCTCCTCAAGCGTCTTCAACAACAGCCACTTGTCGGGCGTGAGACGGCCGAAAGATTCAACCGGAGGCAATTTCACGATACGATTGCTCACGCTTCCACCGCCTTGGCCGGACGGAACGGGGCCGCGTTTAGAACCTGTACGCTATCCGGCGAGAACCACGCGCGCGTGAAACACCAGTCATCAGCGCCGATGCATGTCATCTGCACGCTGCCATCACGCATCGTCCACGTGTTATCGTCCTTGTCTAGCCACAATCCGTCATGGTTGGGCAGCTTCGGCTTCCGACGCAATGCGTAGGCGAAGTTTGAATTAAACATCCAATCGTGGAAGTCGGGAATCTCTGCCTGTACCATGACTGCAAGGGTGCAGTCTGTTTCGTCATCATCATCGACAGCGACAACGGAGAATCTATTGCCGTTCGTCGCGACGAAAATATCGCCCGTGCAAACATCGTGAATGTCATCGATACGCTCGTACTCGGGGTCATCCACCAATTCGATAGACTCGATGTCGGCTTGCTGGACGAACAGGTCATCGCCCATTCCTAGGGTGAGAACGTAAGCGCTCTTAATATCGCCGTTTTTGTCAGCTACGCCGGTTGCTACGTCCCCGTTCTTGAACGTGACCTTGATATGTAGTCCGGCCATCTCCTTGCAGGTCTTGCCTTCCCAGAATGGTTTCTCACTCATTGATAGCCTCCTTGGCTAGTTGTCGTTTACGTTTCCGCTTCGCCTCATACTGGGCGGGTTTCTCGGGATGCTCCGACCTCCAACGGCGATGGTATTCAGCCATCTCACGCTGATGGGCGGCGGCATACTTACGAGCCGAAGCCCGAGCCTGAGCCAAATGCTCCGACCGGTACCGGCGTGCATACTCATTACGTTTCTCACGATTACGAGCGTTCCGCCGATTCGCCAGATCACGCAGATGCTGCGCATACTCGGGGTCGGTTCGACGCCGTTCCCTAATACGACAGTTCCGGCACATGCCATCCTTGCCGACCCGGCACATGCCACCGCACCAATCGCATTTCGGATGACGTTCAGTTATCAGGCCGGACAGTTCGCCGCCGTTCCGGCAATAGTCGATGAACTCCTCATCGGTCATGTCATCAACGTTCACAGCCACACCTCCCCATTAGTGAACCTGCGGAACAACACAGGGTCGAGCTTGTACAACGCCCGCCGAAACTGCGGGTCACGGCAGAACAGGATGAACAACAGGCTTACTGCTTCGGCGGTTCGCATCGCGTCCAACCTCCCTTATCGTCCAGAAGCACCCAACCATGTTGGGCGGTGAGAATCGGCACCAGTTCGGGGTGATCGTTGAAACCGCTCACGATGTACCCCAAGCTCATGGCCTCACGCGGATGGGCGTGAATCCACCCATGACATCCCGTATCGCCACTCCCACACGCCAAGATGAGGTTCGACGCCTCATGCAGTCCCGGCCACTTGTGTGACCGGAGTCTGCGATGATGCCGGCTGAAACCGCTCCAATGGAATGGTTTGCCGCAGCGGACGCACCGGTATTGGTCGCGTGCGTCCACCAAATCCTTGACGTGTTGGGACGGGTTAGAACTGCCCATTTCCGTATTCGTCCTGGGGTTGGCTCCACGGGTCCGTAGGCTGCTGATACTGCTGTTGCGGTTGCTGGAATCCCTGTTGCGGCTGCTGGAATCCTTGCTGATACTGCTGCTGCGACTGTTGGAAACCAGACTGCTGGGCCTTGGGTTTCGCGCTCAACACCGCAATGGTGCGGGCCGCGACATCCCAATTCTCATACCGTTTCCCATCCTTTTCCGACACTCTTTTGGACAAGCTGCCGTTCACAAGAACCTTCACGCTCATGTTCGGCTGGGACTTCAACTGGCGAACCTGATTCAAAGCATCCTTCGCCTGATTCGACAAGGGACGCACACCATAGAACTGAGGCTCCTTGTCAACCCACTGGTTCGTGTTCTTATCCATGTAACCCGGATGGACGCTGACGTTGAGAATACTGGAATCCTGAAAATCCTTGATCTCTCCCGCATATCCGGTAAACTCGATGCTTGGTTCTCCGGCCATTACGCATTCCTCCTGTAATTGTTCGTCTTGTGTTTCTCCATGGCCCGCCTGTTGCAGACCAGCATGTGTGATTGGGCTCCGGCGCAATCAACGGCACCGCATGTGGGGCATTGGGGGAGCGTGATCTTGTCCCCGTGAGCCCACAGGCATCTGGCGCACTTGCAGCCCGGCCTCGGGGTGAAAGTCACTCGAAGCTCGCCTACACCTTCGTGAACGGGAAACGATCATCCCGGACACTGGTCTTGAAGAACTGGCTGCGGGATTGGGACTGGCATGGGAAGGCGGGGGCGATGGTGCCATCATGGGAGAGCACCGGCATCCAACGTTTGCCGTCATGCTTCCACACCGATTCGGTGCGAGCCTTGTAGAAGCCCGGCTCCTTCGGAAGGTCATCCATCGTGTACGGTCCGCGGTACGCATATTGGAAAAAGGAGTCTTCCATCCACAACCCGTCCGGAAAGCCGAGCTCCCCGATACTCAGGCACAGGGTCTGTCCGCCTATACGGTCAGAATCCGTCTTCTTCACCGTGTACTCGTTGCCGTTCTTCACCACCACTTTGTCGCCGGGGCGAACCTTCGTGATATCGGTGATACGCTCACGGAAAGCATCATCCACCAGTTCGATGGACTTGATACCGGAGTAAGGGACGAAAGTCGAGGATGAACGAATGGCGGGAGAAAGAGAGACGCAATGAGCAACGTTTCCCACCATGTCGAGCGTACTGGTCATCGTGTCGCCGTTATTCCACGTTATCTTGACACGCAGCCCTTCCAGCTCCCCGCAGGTCTTGCCTTTCCAGAACGGTTTCTTGTCATCATCTTCAGCCTGCTTGACGGATTCCGTCTCGGGCTTCGACTCGTACACATGCACGTTCCGAGCGGAACCGGTACTGTACCCATCGCCAAAATCCAAGAAAACCACGAGATTGCCTTCATCCTCGGTCTCGATGTACAGTGGCGGCTTATGGCCCATACTCATGATGAGAACGTCCACCATGCTTTCCGGGTTCTTCATCTCATGCAGTTCGCCCGCATAATGCCCATCCGCATCATCAAACTCAACCCACATGCCCGGCTTCACGTCGTTCAAACCAATCTCACTGCTCACTAGGAGCCTCCTTAACCTTGTCGTTGTGCTGTCGATAAGCGTCGATGAACCGTTGCGCCTGATATTCGGTCAACGTGCCATAAGCGACCCGCGTTTGCAGGACATTGCCGATGAAACCGTTCTCCTGACCCACCGGAATCTTGCAGTCTTCAAGAATCCGGTCGATCTGTGTTTTCTGCTCGTCGGTCATACCCTTGACAGAACGCTTTTTGTAGCCGCTCGTCTCACCGTCATCATCCGTGGTCGCCAGTCCGAACGCGCCGCAAGTGCTGTAGCGTCGCGCATACGTCAATGCAGAACCGAGGGCCTGCATGACGCTCATGCCACGCGAATCACCCACCTCGACCGGGATAAGACAATTACTGGCAATCCACTTGTCCGTGCCCTTCTTCCTGACGGCCGTATCCACATACAGGCGTCCGTCAACCAACTGGGTCGGCCATTGCAGGTCGAACCCCTGCTCGTCCACATAGTTCACGACCTGAGCCAGGGTCGCATACGTGCCACGACCGCCCCGAGCGTCCTTCTTAATTACCGCCATGATTCAATCTCCTCCTCTTCCTCCAACAGCTTCCAGTCGGGGAACACGACATCCTTCGGGTATTTAGGCAACCCGTAGGCCCTCATGACCTCCAACGGGTCCTCCGTGTTGTCACGGAACCATCTGATGCCCTGCAAGGCGTGGTTTATCTTCGGTTCCGCCAGTTCGGTGATGATGGGCGAATCCTCCTGAATCTCGTAGCGCATCCAGTCGAACGGCGGGTTCTTCTCCTGCACGACGAACTCGAACCCCAACGGCCCCTTATATTCGGGCATCGTCAACCGGTAGAGACGCATGTAGAACGCGGCCTGAATGTGATACCCGTACTGCCAGCAGGAACGCTCGAACTCGTCCGGCGACTTCACCGTGGTCTTGTAATCACGGATACGCAGCACACCATCCGGGTCGGGAGTGGACGGCAACCAGTCCGCCTTGCCCTTAATCAACAATCCGGTATCAGGGTCGGCGGCGATCATCGCCACCTCCGGCTGACCATCCAGCTTCGTGAAGAAATCTCCAACCATGTCTCGCATGGCCTCGACCTTCTCCACATCATCGGGGGAAAGCCATACGATATCCTCGCCCTCATGCAGTTTCAATGTCTCCGCATACCTGGCTTTGCCTTCCTTGGTGCGTAGGTTCGGTTTCACCAGCACCTCGGGGCCACTGCCCAATATGAGACTGTGAGCCGCCTTCCCGAACTCGAACTGGGGGGAGGACGAATGCTCGCCGGTCAGATACTGCGAATACGCCAACGGGCTGACCAGATACTTCTTCAACGCGGTCTGGTCCACCGCGTCAAACGCGAAGTAATCGTCATCGGCCATCTGCTCGACGGTCATTGCCACTCCTTTCTTGCTTTGAGTACTTCCTTGCCTAAAACCTTGATGGTGTCGGCCACCGAGTCGAGAAAATCGTCAACGTCCTCCGCGTCGTAGACCTCTCCGTAAAGCAGGGAACGATACGTGCAGAACTTTCTATGCCGGACATCATTCGGGGTCAACATGAGAACCCCTCGACTGCATGGACAATTGTTCCTCTCGTTCCATCAGGTGACTGTGACGCCAAGTACGCGACTTGCCCTGCTTGTGAGAGGCCTCCGCATAATCGGCCACATGGTCACGGCCAACGTCTCCCACGACCTTCGAGGCCTCGTTCCAATCCGAGTACACGCGATCGTTCACGGCCACATACTTGTCAGCGAGATAACGGACGCAATCACCGAGATAACGGATTGCTTTGGCGATGGAGTTGAAATCAGATGCCATCAGTCGGCGTCCTCCGTCTGAATCTGAGCCCACGTCTCCTCCATGAGAGGCCGGTCGATCTCGTAGTAGATGTAGGTCTTCCCGTGCTTCGGCGGGTAGGTGCCGAACTTCATCTTGTAGTTCTCGGCAAGACGGGAGCCGAAATGCAGGGCGCTTTTCTTCATCGGCTCGAATCCTTTCGAGCGCAGGAAGTCGCTGATGATGAGACGAGGCGAGTCAGGTTCCTTCGACGTCTCAGAAGGAGCGGCTGGATCGTCGAGAATCACGCGCGCCCGACGTTCAAGCTCGTCCTGCGGCAATAGTCCACGCGCCTCGTTGAGTAGTCTCATACGGTCGAATGGGGTGAGTTCCATGATTGTTTCCCTCCACTGGGCTTGATTATTTGGTTGTCCTTCTACGCCGGTGCTGACACGTCCGAAACCCTTTTATTGGTTTCCGACGCAAGGACGCGAAGGGGTTAAATTTTTCTGAGCGCCAAGCCGGGAGTCGAACCCGGTGCACCTTGGAGAAGTCCATGACCATTGGAAGGCTTCGTAGGTGCGGCACCATGCGCTTGGCTGCCACCGGACGAGGAAGTAAAGGAATAAAGAACCCCGCCCGGAAGAATCATTTGGGTTGGATGAGGGTGTTGGAGCCCTCGGGTGTGACGATCAGCTGGTCGGCGTTCTTCAAAGCGTCGATGTAATGCTGCCGGAGCACGTTGTCGGTCAGGGAATCGTTCAGCACCTTGTTCGCGTCGGCCTCGCCCTGCGCCTTGATGCGCTTCGTCTCGGCCTCGACCTTCGCGGTCTCCTGCTCGTTCTTCGCCTTCTGCTTGGCGACCTCGGCGGCTTGGGCTTGCGCGTAGCTGTCGGTAATGGACTTCGGGTAGCGGATGTCTTGCACGGACACCTGTTCGACGGTCAGGCCGATGCTCTTCCATTTCGAGGTGAGCGCGTCCTGCACGGCCTTCGTGTACTTGCCACGGTCGGTGAGCATCGTGATCGTGTCGAACTTGCCGGAGGTTTCACGGGCCACGCTGCGCAGGTCGTTGCCGATGTAGTTCTGCGTGAACGTGGTCTGCTTGCCGTATTCCGAGTAGAGCATTTCGGCGGCGGACGGTTCGAGCGAATAGTTGACCTGAATGTCGATGTTCGCGCTGGCACCGCTACGGTCGTTGACCGTGATCTCCTTGCCTTCCGCGCTGCCGCCGTCGTACTTGTAGTCGGTGTCCTTGAAGAAGTTGATGAGGTTGTTGCGCGTATCGTATTTGATGACCGACTGCCACGGCGCCTTCGCATGGAAGCCCGCGTTCTCCGCATGACCGGCGACGGAGCCGCCCATGTTGCGGATGACGGCCACCTCGCCTACGTCCAGCGAGTATAGGCATGCCGGAATCATCAACAGTGCGGCGACGATGATGGGAATGAAGCCGAAACCGGCTCCGTCGCCACCGTTGGCGAGTGCGACGGCTATCATGCCGACTCCGATGAGCAGGAGTATTACGGCGAGTATGAACCAGATCATTTTTGTGTTCCTTTCGACAATGCGAACGAGAGCATGACGGGCGAACAGCACATGAAGCCTGCGAGAATGCTCCACGGGCCCGCATAGGGTTGCAGTGAGAGAATCAGGAACCCGGTCGCCGCCAACGTCAGACAAGTGATTGTCTTCGTGTTCTCATGCCGGTGCCGGCGTTCATCAGGTGAATGCTGCCAGCCGGAGCAGTGAGCCCCATACGTTTTCCTGTTCATGACATGTCCTTTCCGCGTGGCCGGACTCGGATTCGAACCGAGAACGTCCTTGCCGCCACCGTGTTTCTGGTTTCTGAGAGATGGATGACGAGTCCTATGGTGTGGCGGCGATGGTGCGTGTCCAGACACCCCGAAGGGTTCCGGCCGATGGTTGCCGCAGCAGATCGCAGTATGGTATTTATTTGCCTGTAGTCGATAGGTGGATAAAAAACGACCCACTGCGGCAAGACTTGTTAATTTCTTGACAGCACATCCGTGCAGGAGCGAAGCCTTCTCAGGTAGTCCGCTCTGCGGGCGGCTTCTCTCAGCCAGTCTTTCTTGACTTCTATCGGGTTGAGGGAGGGGCTTGAAATACTCACGCAATCGCATCCGCAGTCGTAGACCATTCCTTTGCCGACGATCTCTACAAGCGTCGGACGCTTATTGCAGATGGGGCATTCGGGAAGAGGTGCGGCCAGTGTTTTCTCAGACCGGTCCGCCAACTCATTCCAATGGTTGGCAACGTCGGCCTTATTACAGTAATTGACGCTCAATCCGGAAGGACGCTTGGGATAATCGCAGTCGATGCACCGGCAATTCCAGAACCTGGTGCTGGCACCGCTTCCGAGCATTGAGCATCCGGCGCAGTAGACCGATGGGGTCTTGCCGCAGATGGGGCATGGCTTGATCTCCGGTACGGGTGGCTCTTCATACAGGTTTTCCGGCTCTTCGGAACGTTTGTTGAAACCAAACATGGGTTACTCGGTTTCCGTGATGGTCAGACTACGATTCGAAGTGTTCATAATGTCTCGATTCATTGAGAGGAGGTGAATATGGCTTTCGTCAAGTTCAATAAGGACTTCGATGACCGGTTGAAACAGATGGCCGTTCGTGCTGTGAAGGAGCAGAACGGCAATCGCTGCTATTACTGTGGTGCCGAAGTCGAGGACATGTCCGGTGTAGGCGAATCACAGTTGCCGGTCTGCCTGGATTGCGTGGCCAAGGGACTACCTGTTTCCTCCGGCCAGTAACTGTCCACGAGGGCGATGAAGTCCTTGGCGAAGCTCCTGAGCTTGCGCATGTCCGGTACGATCTCTACTCCTACCTTTCCGCTGTAAATCTCAGGGGCTTCCATGTTTTCTGTACTCATGCTGTTACCTCCAATACAGGAGACTCAGAAAGACGCTGCTCAGCTTCTGGCTTGGGAGGCTCAGAAGAGGGAATCGACCGCATAATCTGTCGTTCCTCTTCTGCGGCAATCGCGATGTCAACAGCAGAGCCCCAACCGAGGAGAGGGGCAATGCGGTCCATTACCTTGGCGTTCCAAGAGCTTTTGCCGGTCATGTAATGACTAAGCACTGTCTGGTCGATATTCAGTTCGGACGCGAGCTGATACTGCTTCTTCTTGATTCGCAGAAGGCGTACCGATATTGCCTGCGAGATGAATGCGTTGGTGTCCATGAAGTCTCTGTATCTTATATACGATATTTAACAATGTGTTTGTACCGTATTCCGATTTGCTGGTTACAACTATATATCTTATTTAAGATATGTCAAAGAACGACACGCCCGACAAGATATGTTATATGAGATATACTGTTTGTTATGAACGCAAAAATCTCAAACACAGATATTGCAATAGGTGCATGCCTTGACGCGAGAATGAAGGACAAGCATCTCACTCAGATGGATATCGCAAAAGCGATAGGCAGAAAGGCCCAGTCCTATGTCAGCGATCGGCTGACGGGAAAAAAGTCATTCCTGATTTCCGAGCTGGATATCATCGCGCCGATGGTCGGACTTCCTGATTCCCTTGCCCTCATAGCCACTTCGGTAGGCCGCAGGCGAGTCGAATAGTGTTAGACTAGCTCATGTCGCGCCTTCTTCTGGTGGTGTGGCAATGCTGAGAGGTTCGCCGGTTCTTCGCGGGATGGGCGGACCTCTTTTTCGTTCCCGTTGATTCGAGCAAGGTTCATCTCAGACGGCGGTTCCGTCAATCCGATAGAACATTTGTTCGATTGCATGATTCTGATTATGCACCAGATATTGGATAATCGCAATTCAGATGTTCTCCGTTCAAGCCAAATAATGATAGTATCGCTCATACGGAGAGAATGGGTTTCGGCAAGGGGACGTGGTGTCTAGTCAATCAAAAACATACGAATGCTCGCCACAACTGATTAAGACGGCAATCGATTCCCTACTTAAATCAGGGCCGTATTCTCCTCTCGTCTTGGTTAAGCAAGGTACTGATATAGGAGCTCGCTCGTCCTTTGGAAGCAAATTGCGGATAAGGGTGAAAGATCATGAGGTCATCGTCTATCTCATCAAAGAAGGCGAGGATGGAGACAGAGTTCTTAGCGTGTTCTTCCATGACCTGAGCAGAAGAATCTCCCAAATAGAGAAGCATCAGGTGAAACAGCAGGCGAATGCCGCCAAGACTCAACCCAGCACCACTAAGCCCGCGTCTTCTACTGCCGCGACTGAGGTTAAGGGGTCGAAGCCGGAGAAGGATGATCTTGTCGAGAAATCCATTGAAGCCGCGAGTCGTGCAGTGAACAGGATTCCGGCACCGCTTTTCGCGGTATTCATGGTGCTGGCATTGGTATTGGTCGCGCTAATCGCCTTCTTCATGGGCTGGCAAGGCGGATACGATTCTCGTGATCCGGTGGAGCAGCCCGAATACACGAAGATGATCGACGCCCATAAAGAGGAAGTCCGGAACCTCAACAGTAAGATATCTGACTTGCAGTCAATTGTGATTGACAATCAGAAGCGGATAGATGAGCTCAAACCCTACAAGGATGAGTACGACAGCAAGAAGGCTGAACTCGATAAAAGGCAATCGGATTTGGATAGTCGGTCATCTGAGCTTGACTCACGCGAGAACGCGGTAAAGCAACGGGAGGACGCCGCAGCAGCGGCTTCGACGTCAACCAATTCGGGTTCATCTTATTCTTCCGACGACTCCTCGACCGGTTGGGCGTATTACAAGAACTGTTCAGCAGCGCGAGCTGCCGGCGCCGCGCCATTGTATCGGGGCCAGCCGGGCTATCGTTCGTCATTGGACCGTGACGGTGACGGAATTGCCTGCGAATAGCACTAAATAAGTAGAATATGAAGAACCAACCCAATGAAGAGAAGGGGATAATAATGAGCGAGCCACAGCAACAACCCGTACCGGCCCCATCGCACAAGACTGAAAGCAAGGGTACCGTCACCCTGAAATGGTGGCAGCTTCTGGTTGCGGCGATTGTCGTGGTGGCGCTGTCGGTAGGAGTTGCCGTTGCCGTGAACACAGCAATCCGCAATAATACTGATGAAGCCGCCTCGTCCAAGGACTACAAGAAACCGGAAAAGGCAAAACCTCAGCAAACGGAGAAGCCCAAGACAAGCAGCCGAGGCAACCTCATCAAACGAATAGGCGACACTGCCAGCATCTATAAGAGTCAGGCAGACAAAACCCTACTCGCTTCATGGACCGTAACCAACATAACCCTTGACGCACCATGCGTCCCGGCTTACGAAGGAGCTGAAACAAGCCCTGCAAACGGTCATTTCGTCGTTCTGGACATCACCGTTGAAACAACTTCCGATTTTGATTCGGATTCCTATGGGCCTTTGGGACTGGGCGCTCCCGGCTATTGGACGTATATTCAAAATGATGGCACCCAGTGGAACGGCAATCTCGATGGAACCAGTTCAAAGATAACAACCTACACATGCCTACCCGAAAATCAGCGGCTTCCCCAGATAATAGGCCAAGGGGTGAAGGCTCAAGGCAAGGTGCTGTTTGATCTTCCGTCAACGGATGGATACTTGGTCTATGGCAATGAGAGCGGACATGGCTGGGAATATCCTTTAGCTGGACATGCCAGTGCCTGATTCCACAGCATAATGGCATTAATGGTTCCGTCTTCCTGTATTGGAGGACGGGACCATTTTGTATACCACTACAATATGATGGTCAGGTGTGTTTCCTAGTGGAGGGCCATACCTCATGGTTCGGGTCCCACCAGAGAATGTGAAACTCGTTGCCTACAAGGAAACCGTACAGGCGTTCGGTTCCACCCAATCGGAACCGTGCCAACGCATCGCCTTCGCGTTCATAGTATTTCGCCAGCCGGTCCTGTGGCGTCTGGTTGGGGCATTGGGTGAAATCAGGGTAGCAGGTGAACGCCTGATATGAGGGGCTAACGATCTCGCCCACCGTCGCCTTTTCGAAGTCACGCATCTTCAACAGCAGCAGCCGATGCTCCTCGTCGCTCATGTGCGCGAGCGACCATGGGCAGTCGGCCTCAAGGTCAACGCAGTCGAAACGGAATACGATGCGACGGTTCACGGAATCCTTGGGAATCTCCGTGGCGGATTCGGGGACATGATAGCTTTTCGCCACGTGATGCGCGGGCACACGTTTTGAAGAGCTCGGGGCTTTGGCCTTGATGCTCTTGGTTTTGCTGCGGTGGCCCACTAGTCGGTAAGGCTCCCATAGTATTCGGCCATGGCCGCTTCAGTTATCTCGGTGTTGCAGATGGCTCCCTGCGGGAGATCGCCTCGCGCATCCCTCCACGGGCGTTCGCTGTGGGTAAGCTCGCTGAGCTGGTAGGCTCCCATTTTCCCGTAGGCATTCAACACCGCGTCTATGGTGCTGGTGCCGTCTTCGTCTATGTTCGACGGGTCGCCGTGAATATCGCCGCGCGTGATCTTGAACATGCCCTTGTGCGCATGGTATAGGTCGGGGCACACCGGGCCGTTGGCCCATGCCTCGAATCGCTCGGGGAACAGACGCCGTTCATCCCATACGAGGGACCATGCCTGTGAATAGTAGCAGAGCTTTTCCAGCTTCATGGTGGTCATGACGCCGAGCTTGTCCAGCACGTAAGCGGCCACGTCGAATATGCTTGTCATGGTGCGCCTCCGTAACGTTCCTTCCGCTGGACATTCAAGGTGATTAACTTACTCTTCCATTGTATGGCCGGCAAGTTTCGGCGCGCCAGTTCACGCCTTCCATTCGATCTGTTTCAGGCCAAGCCCGTCGCTTATCGTCTCCATGCCGCGCATCAAATCCTCCACGGGCACGGTGCGGTAATGCTCGCTCATGGCTATGCTCGAATGGCCGACGATTCGTTGGATGATGCCGGGGTCAACCTTCATGTGGAACAGGAGCGATACGACGGAGTTGCGGCATTCATGCCCGTACCGGTTCTCGTAGTCGGGTATGCCCGCCCTGCGCATGAGGTCGCGGAAACCGGCCCTGTCATCCAACGCGGCCAACGGCATACCCTCGCGCGTCCTGAATATCAGGTTGTACGGGTTCGGGATGATATTCTCCGTGGCCTCCAGATACCGGTGCACGACGGTGCCCAACTGGGGGATTATCGGCACGACCTTGCCTCTCGCGGACTTCGGCGGCGTCAAAGCGTACCCCTTGCACAGGTGTATCATGTCGTATCCGTCCGGCACCCTCCACCGGTATCGTGGGCAGCTCGAAGGCCGTTTGAAGCCGCACGGGTATCTTCCGTCCCTGCCGGGCTCCCCACATCCATGCTCCTTGTCGAGGCTTTCCAGTTTCCAGTTCACCGTGTAGGTGCCTATCCATATCTCGCCGCTGTCCGGGGTTTCCAACGTCTTGTCCCGCCACAGGTCGAGATCGTCCAACGTGGCTCCCAGTATCTCCCCCTGCCTCATGCCGGTGAGCAGACGCCACCATTGGCGTGCCCCCAGAAACAGGTCGTCGGAGGACGCTTCGAGCATGTCCTGCATCTGCTCCACGGTGAACGCCTTGCGGTCCTGCGTGCCGCTGCGCCTGTCCGCCGACACGGCCACGGGCCCGTTGATGGTGCGCCGGTCCCCGGCCAATCCCGTGTCCCTGCGTTTCGGCCTTGCCGCGCTGGTGACCGGACTGGTGGGTATCAGCCGGTCGGCCACCGCCGCCTTGAATATCTGGTTAAGGATGTTGTAGAAGCCAAGCTGCCGGTTGTACGAGCATGGGGTGCCGTCGAGGTTGCGCATGTTGGCTATCATGCGCTGCACCGCCGAGGCGGTCACTTCGCCCAGCTTCTCGTTCGCGTACTTGCACAGGTGCACGCTTATGAGGCTCGCATAGTTGTTGATGGACTTGGGTTTCAGGTCGCGTCGTTTCAGCTCGAACCAGCGTTCCGCGTACTCGCCGAGCCGGGTGGCGCGGTCTACGCCCATGCCCCATTCGGTTTTCTCCTTGAGGGCTTCGGCTATCTTCCTGTCGCATTCCTTGTAGGTCTTGGCGGACACCCATCGGCCGTCCACCTTGGCCTGCCAGTTCACGTATGTCTTTACCGTGCCGTCCTTGAGTGTCTTCCGCTGCTCGTGGCGGATGGGGTAGACCGCTCCGGTTTTCCTTATCCTAGGCAT